CATCAACTACACCAAAGCCATCTTTTTCTCCACTGAAAGAATGTCTATGTGGAGTATATTGGACTAGCATATTACCATCCATTGTGCCAACAATACCACCTATGGCTCCAACACCCATATACTCTCTTGCAGCATACTCTTTTAAGTCAGAGATACGTCTGATGATATCATATTCTTGAGGTATTTGTTTACCTGCATAAGTTTTATATACTGCTATAGCCATAGATCCAAAATACATTGTAGAGTAATTAACTAAGTTAGGATATTGATCTACTAAATATACATATAAAGATTTATCTAAGATAAAGATAGTATTATTTTCTCCTCTAAGATTATACATGAAGAATCTAAGTATCTTAGTCATTTCTATATATACTTCTTCAATAGTCATATTAAGATTTAGATCTTCTATATTTGTTTTAGGGAATATATCTTTACGATCTACGTTAGGGTAAACTCTAGCAAAGTATTCATCAGTCATCTTATCAGTAATATCATCTTCATCAGTAATATCTACCCATGTATTATAGAATAGATAGTTTATTATCTTATCTAGATTGATATATTTAATATTATCAGGATAGCTATCTGGTAAGATGCTCTTGATATACTCAATATTTGATGCATCTACTGCAAAGATATATTTACCTTTATCAGTATCTTCTTCAAATTCTTCCATATTACTAAGAACTATACCAGCATCATCATATACTGCTGCTTCATTTACAAAAAAAGATTCACGTGTAACTTTAATGATATCATTATTACGGTCAGCTTCATCATATATAAGTTGAATATTCTTAATATCTAACTTATTCTTTAAAGTACCAATATACTTGAAGTTTCTATTAAAGTTTTTAACTTCTATCTCCTTATTACATAGAACTCTATTAGATTCATCCATTCCTGCTGGTGGATCTATTAGTTCATATGCGTATTTATATTCATTTTGATTAGATGCATTATTTATATCATCAACTACAGATCTAGTCTTATCTAATAATTGATCATCATCACCTTTAGTTGAACACTTAAGCCCAACAACTGTATTATCTTTTTTACGGAGACCTACAATAACTATAGGTCTCCATTTATATCTTCCTGGGTTATCATCATAGGTGTATGGTACTTTCCATATATCACCTATATGCTTACGTCTTGGCATTATATCCTCCAATCAACATTGAGTTTCTTCAAGAAATAGTATATACATGTCTCTTATAGTTTTAGCTTCAACATCTATACCATTTTCCACGGCATATTCTATGTATTTTTTATCATATGCTTTTCTAAATTCTTCGTCAGTCTTTAATCTTGTACGTAGAGCTTTCCAAGAATCTATTTCATCTTTAAACTCTTCAACAAAAGTAAATAGATCATATATTGTATGGTTATCTTCTACATTCACACATAAGAAGTCAGATAACTCATATAATCTATCGAGCTTTTCTTCAGGAACCGTATCGCCTATTTTAATTTCCTCTACAGACTCAGTTAAAGGTTTAATAGCTATGTCAGTTTTAGTATTAATAGCAGTATAGTTTTCATTGATTACTAAAGTACATGCACGTTTATCTTGGTTATAGTTATGCATAAACTCTCTAATCATAGCACCTTCAGAATCAGATTCAATAATAGAGGATTCAGATACTTCATCATATAGATTTGCAGAATAGTATTTACCATCAATATCAATAGTAACCCAGTCTGCTATTCCATCCTTTGAATCTAATCTATATAGTTTATAATGATTAGACTCAGTTAATGGAGTTCTATCAGCAGTTTGAGTTAAGTTATTTTCATTTAAAAATTCTTTAGTCTTATTAATGTATTCAGATTCATCATATGAGTGAATAGTATTCAATAAGTCTAGTAGTATATTCTTTTCCATTACGATTCTCCTTTGTAAATAGAAACTTTATATTCATGATTATAATATATCATTCCATTTATCATTGAACCTATTGGTTTATTCTAATTATTTTATTATCATCAGGATCTACTTCATTAATCTCTTGATCTTTTAATAAAGCTAGAGTCTCTAATAATTGTACAAATTTATTATCAACTAATCTTAGATAGTTATATTGACCTAATTTAATTAGTGCAGCTTCTTTAGAGATTTGTTTATCTCTATAGTCTACCATAGATCTATTGTTAGGATTATCTCCACCGTCTTTGACTTCAATAATCAAATTGTAAGGAACGTAGTAAATATCCGTAATCCATTGACGTTTTTCACCATATTTATCAGTATATTCAATAACAGGTCCAGGCATTAGTATGTCTTTAGAGCTACAGTGCAATACTGTATCCATAAATTCAATAGCATTCTTTTCATATGTACCTGTATAGGTGAATGGTGTACCATCACTAAATTTATATACACCAGATATACGTCTATGTGATAACATCTTAGCTTGATGTGCAGCATCATCTAATAGAGATACTTTACCATGTACTCTAATCATATTCTTTTTAAACTTAGATCTCATTTCCTCTTTACATCTAGGATTAGAGCAAAGTCTATGGTATTTACCAGTCTTTTCATTCCACTCTGTTTTATTACCACATACGATACATTTACCAGAGCCTGGGTGAGTTTTATCATATAAGAATTGCTCGGCAGAGATCTCACCGATAATATCTTCATGATCTTTTTCTATATGTCTGATTAACTTGTCTTTAAAATCTTTACGTCGACATAATGGACAAGCTATTCTTCGTTCAGTTGCCATTGTATCCTCCTTAATGAGTATATATCAATTTAATGCTATGTTAAAAATAGCTATTTGTGTATATTTTAAACCCTAGAACTAAGTAGTAATATATTAATATGAAAGGAGAATTTATCGTGGCTGATGATATTACTTTCATAACTGCCAAGACTAAGGAAGTTCCGACCCTACTGAAAGAATATTCTTTATCTACTGACAGTTACAAAACTCCACTTACATATAAGAACTTTAATGCTGTTGGCACTCTAATCATGCGTTTAATGCTATTAGAGCCAGGTACAATAACTCATAGTCCAGAAATGGGTCTAGGGTTAATTAGTAAATATAGGTATATGCAGTCTGATAGAGCTATTGAACTAAGTCAGGCTATTAAAGATCAAATAAAAGACTATCTTGACAATACTATAGCAGTTGAAGTTAATATAGGCTTCTCTAACAATGGGGAGAATATAATGATTATCGATATGACTGTAGATCAATTCCAATTTAGATACTTCTATGATCGAGATAAATTAACTTTAAAAATGTTGATGAATGATGAAATTGTTTAGGAGGAACCATGTCTGAAAATGTAAAACTAGCAGACCTCATGAAAGAGAAATTGGAAGAAGAAAAAGCTTCCAAAGAAGTTACACCAGTAGAAGAAGAAAAACCTGAAACTACTGTTGTAGAAGAACAACCTAAAACAGAAGCTGAACCTCAACCTACAGCTCCAGTTGCACCTACATTTGATGCGGATTCTTTACAATCTGCAGATCTTAGTGCAATTATTCCTTCTGGCAAAGAAGATAAAACACAAGAAGCACGTGATGGCTTAATGGAAGAATTAGACAATGGTATCTCTGATGCTATTGAACGTCGTTTCCGTCCAGCTTTAAAAGAAATCCACGAAATGCGTCGTGAATATGAAGATCTTAAAGCTATGGGTGAAGAAAATCCACAAGTTGCATCTAAATACAATCCAGCTTTGGATTTAGATCCTGAGCTATCTGATGAAGATCGTGAAGCTATTCGTCGTGATGAAGCTGAACACGTTATGTCTGATGAAGAAATCAAAGCTTCTACTAGCATCAATACTATTCTTCCTGAAGATGATATTGAAGCTGAATTCGAAGCATATGAAGCTGCAGCTGAAAATGCTGTATCTAATGTAACTACCGCTGCTACTACAACACCTGCTGTAAGTGTAGATACTATTGATGTATCTGATGCGGCAGTACCAGCTGTAGAAGTTGTTGAAGCTACTGATGATGAAGATGAATTGCTTTATGATGATGAACTCTTAGAAGACCTTGGTCTTGATGAAGATAAGGAAGAAGCTGAACGTGCTAAGTTAGAAAAACAACAGCAACGTAATATGGAAGAGTTTGCTCGTGTACTTCGTCAGCAATTAGATGAAGTGGGTGAACGTAAACCTGATATTAGTAAATTCCGTGTACGTAAACGTCCTGTAGCATTTACTAAAGTATTATCCAAACCGGTTGAAAAGAAATACTTCGAATGGGGGTTATTCGCTACTGGTGTATCCATCTCTATGACTCCACTATCTGCAATCGAAATGGATGAAATCAATCCATATGCTGATTCTGCAAATGATATTGGTAAAGCTCGTACAGTATTCAGTACTCTATATAAACATTTAGCTCCTGAATGTCGTAATATGGACATGGAAGCATGGTTGAAGTTATTGAATTATCAAGACTTGAATCATTTATTCTNNTCCTATCATTGATATGGTTAGATTCGAAACTGATGTAGATAAGGAAACTTTCAATAAGATTATTGCTAAAGATCCTTCTATGCCTCCAACATTCGAAGAAGAAATCTACGTTGCGAATAGCGACTATGCTTTTGGTGTAGTAATTCCTAAAATTTATAACTCCATGTTTGAGGAACGTCTTTTGAATGAAAGCTTCCGTGAAAAATATGCTGGTATTATTAATATCTCTCACTGCATCTCTACTGTATATGAGATCGATGAAGATAATGAAGAATTGATTCCAATTCAATTCAACACAGCTCCAAATGATATTGTTAAGACTTATAAATATCGTATCCAAGGTATCTATAAAATCTTATCTAAACTATCTGCTTATGAATTTAAAGAACTTCAATCTTTCATTGGCAAATACTTAGAAGACAATAACAAAAATATCAATATTTCTTACCAAGTACCTGCAGCTACATGCCCTAAATGTGGTGCAGAAATTGAAGCTATTCCTATGAATGCTCAAGAACTTG